GCAGATGTACCAGATATTGATCTTCAAGTATTAGTTGATGGATTTAATTCTGGCGCAATATTAAATCAATTTAAAACAAATTTGTCAAGTTTAATTGCAAATCAAACAGGATTTACACAAGTATCAGCTGCAATTAATAATTTGCAATCAAGTATTGTAAACTTTAATACTACCGTAACAAGTAAATTAAATAAGATAGTTATTCAAAAGGCAGTTGAAACCTATATTACTAATTTAGCGTTTAACCTATTATCGGGGTGTAGTAGTCCCGTAATAAACGCCACTATTAGACCAACTGCAAAATCAGCAATTGCCCCGTTTGTAGAATATTATCAAAAAATACAAAATGGTGTATTAAATGCAGATGGTTCAACCCCTGACGCAAACAATACAACATTAGCAACTTAAACAGAAAGATATATTATGATCGTTGTTGATTACAGCCAAACGGCAATTTCAAACTTGATGGCAGAAATTGGTGGTAGAAAAGATATTGAGATTCAGGTGCCTTTGTTGCGTCACATGATTTTAAATTCTATTCGCGGATATAAACAAAAATTTGGTAAAGATTATGGGCAGCTTGTTATTGCTATCGACAATCGTAATTATTGGAGGAGACAAGAATTCCAATACTACAAAGCAGGTCGCAAAAAAGCACGTGAGGATTCTGGTCTAGATTGGAAAACAATCTTCGAAGCCCTTGATCTTATTCGTACTGAGATTGATAAATTTTTTCCTTATAAAGTAGTTAACGTCGACGGCGCCGAAGCAGATGATGTAATTGCAGTATTGGCAGAGTGGTCTCAAACCAATGACTTTGCAGAAGGTGGAGTCTTTAACGATGATCCAAAACCATTCTTAATTGTATCGGGTGATCATGATTTTATTCAATTACAAAAGTATAAGAATGTAAAACAATTTTCTCCTACACAAAAGAAATTTGTTAAACCGGAAATGTCACCTACTCAATATATTTTTGAGCATACAATTAAAGGTGATAAAGGCGACGGTATCCCTAATGTATTATCTGCGGATGATAGCATTGTAGCGGGAGAAAGACAAAAACCTATTACTGCTAAGAAATTAGAAGCATGGTATAAAGATAAAACATCTATGCCAAATGATGCAGATTTTATTCGCAATTTTGAGCGTAATCAAAAATTAGTTGACTTTAGTTTTATTCCTGCAGATGTTAAAAACGCTATTATAAATAACTACACAGGGCAACCTGATAAAAATAAGAGTATGCTTTTGAACTTTTTCATTGAGCATAAAATGAAAAACATGCTAGAATTGATTGAGGAATTTTAATGAAAACATCTATCCCACAAATCCTTGAAGAGGTTGACAAGGCCCCCAATAAAGAAGCACGCGTAAAAGTCTTACGTGCATATAATCATCCAGTGCTTCGAGGTATCTTGCAGATTAATTTTAACCCCGATGTTAAATTGGCATTGCCCGAAGGTGTACCCCCTTATAAACGGGATGAAAAAATTCCTGCAGGGTATTCTGAAACAAATTTATTTTCAGAATTTCGTCGTATGTATATTTGGTTAGATCCTAATATTAATCTTAACAAGCTCAAAAAAGAGCAATTGTTTATACAAATGTTAGAAGGTATTCATTGGACAGAAGCGGATGTATTATGTTTAGCAAAAGATAAAAAGTTGCAAACAAAATATAAAAATCTAAAAGAGGATATTGTACGTGAAGCATTTCCAGATGCCCTTCCTCCACCTAAACCAGCGGAAGTAGTAACGAAAGACCCAAAAGCAAAAAAAGAGAAAGTCTCTTTGAAAGGTTGACTCGGTTCTTCAAACGAGACGTACCCGAACCGGTTAAAAGTGAATGGTCATATTATGGTGAAATACCAGATGACCCAAAACACGACCCTAGAATTATGAATATCCATCAATACAGAGCATTTGACAAACGTTAAAAAAGATGTTATAATATAGTATGGGAGATTTGATATGACAATGCACATCGTTGGACCTTGGTTATCTACAAATGGTAAGAAAAAGGGTAAGGTTAAATTCAAAAGCGCAGAAGAGGCACGCAATGCTAGAGCTCTTGCACAAGAGTGGTCTTCTATGAAGAAAAAATGGGGAGTAGAAATTGAAGAGTCTAAGCGTAACCGCGCTATGGCTGCTGAGGTTTATTCTCCCCCGGTAACATCCAATCCTCGCGGTGTTGCAAATAATATCAAAAGTTTAAATTCAAAAACAACCGGTGCGGTTTCTAGTAAGCCGTCGCCCGTGTATACTGGTACAAAGGTTATAGGTATCGGCACAATGCACAAATCCAATGCCGTTCCTATCTTTAGTGATGACGAGGCAAAAGAAATTTCTACAATGAGGCGTTAATAATAAAAATGAGTGAAGCATATATTAAAACCCCGCGCGCGTGGGGATACTATCATGTTCTACATGAACACGGTAAAGATGTTAAAGTTAAAGAACTTACTGTTGATTCAGGCAAATGTTTAAGTATGCAACGACATAAAGATCGTGCAGAGCATTGGTTTGTCGCAGAAGGCACAGCTACAGTTTATGCGTTAAATTGTAGTACAGATGTTGAGCTAAAGGGAGTCTATACTAAATTTGATAGTCTCCATATTAGCAAAACAGAGTGGCATCAGCTTTGCAATGAAACTGATGACCCATTGAAGATTATCGAAATCCAGTATGGCGATAATTGTATTGAAGATGATATTGAAAGGAAATAAATTATGGCAGGTATCCCATCCAACCCGGCAGATCGTAAAGCAATTTTAGAATGCATGAAAGAAATCTCAAATAGTATGGCTCGCATGGACGGCGAGCGCGAATTCGTTCGTGAAGCTATTAAAGATATTTGTGAAAAACAAGAACTTAGCAAAAAGACTTTCCGTCGTATGGCTAAGGTATATCACAAACAAAATTTCAGCAAAGAAATTGAAGAGCACGAAGAGTTTGAAACAATGTATGAGACAATTACAAACTCAACAACAATGAATAGTAAAACAGAATGATTCGTTATATCCTTGAAGCAACTTGGCGAGATAAAATTGGTCGCAATAAAAAGCAATCAATAATTGGCGTCTACGCCAAATTAGAAGACATTGAAGATGCTAAGCAAAAAGTTTCAAGCGAACCGCATAAGTATAAGAGTGTTACATTTAACGTACAATCCGAGGAGCATCCATTTTTTGCTTAATTTTTAAGCATAATACCCATATGCTTGACAAGGATACTATTTTCTGTTATAATTAAGACAAGAACTTAAGGAAACTGTTAATGACTATATTATCTACTATTTTTGACTCTTTAGCCGCTGACAATTCCCGCCTGGCTAAAGAAGCAATCTTAACTGCAAATAAAAATAATAAAGATTTACAACGAGCAATCAAACTTGCTCTGGATCCGCTTATCAGTTTTTACATTCGTAAAATTCCAGAATATAAAGCAACCGGCAATGCAAAATTGTCGGATGCAATGAGTACTCTTGAGAATGAATTTGCTACACGCAACTTCACTGGTAATGCCGCAATTGAACTTTTAACTAGTATTTTGGAATCTTTAAATGAAGCAGATGCCAGTGTTATTGAAAAAATTATCAAGAAAGACCTTCGATGCGGGGTTTCAGAAGCAACAGCTAATAAAATCTGGCCTGGTCTTGTCTCGACCTATCCGGTTATGTTGGCTTCTGGATTCGACCAAAAGCTTGTCGACAAAATTAAATTCCCGGCATACTGTCAGTTAAAATTAGATGGAATGCGTTTTAACGCAATTGTAAAAAATGGAACTGTTGAATATCGTAGCCGCAACGGCAAAGAACTTACTATTCCAAGTAAGTTGTTTAGTGACGCATTTCTCAAGCTTACTAGTTATTATGATACCGCTATTGTTTTTGATGGCGAATTACTAGTAGTAGATCATGCAGGTAAACCGCTTGATCGCAAAACAGGCAATGGTATCCTTAGCAAAGCTGTTAAAGGTACAATGTCAGAAAAAGAAGCAGAATCAGTTCGTGTAACACTATGGGATGCGATTCCATATATTGACTTTAAAGCAGGTTGTTATGCTGTTCCTTATAATGATAGGTTTCAAGCAATTGTTAACAGAACTACACATCTAAAAACAACGAATCGCTCATTAGGTTCATTAATTGATTGCGTATGGACTAAAGAAGTAAATACACAACTTGAAGCACAAAATATATTTGAGAAGTTCTTAGCTGATGGGCAAGAAGGAACTATTCTTAAATCTAAGACAAACATCTGGGAAGATAAGCGCTCCAAAGAACAAATTAAATTCAAAGGTGAATTGGAATGTGATCTTGTTGTCGTAGGTTGGGAAGAAGGCACAGGTAAAAACAAAGGTCGCTTAGGCGCACTTGTATGTGAATCGTCTGACGGATTAATTCAAGTTAATGTTGGATCGGGTTATACTGACGAGCAACGCGAAGAATATAATAAATCTGTTATTGGTAAAATTGTAACCGTTAAATACAATGCAAGAATTAAAGATCGTGGCGAAAATGTTGAACGATTATTCTTGCCAATCTTTATTGAAATACGCGAGGACAAAGATGCAGCAGATCCAATCGGAAAAATCAAATAATTTCATCATTACATTAATTGAAGATGGCGATGATTTAATATTGCCATTACCTGAACGATTACTTGAAGAAGCAGGTTGGAACGAAGGTGATATTTTAGATTGGTCTGACAATGGAAATGGTTCATGGACTTTAACAAAGATTACACCAGTAACACCCGAAGAAGAAGCTTGGAAAGAACTAGAACGTAAAAATAATATATAAAGAGAAAGACCTCTTTATGAACGCTAAAGTTTTTAGATTCCCCGATAGAAATAAAATAGTTGTTTATAAAATTCCGTTATAT